TCAGGAGCAACTTGGTAGCCAGCACCGATCAGGTTACCATTCTGGTCATACTGGAATCCAGACGTACCGAAACGAGATGTAATACCTACAGGACGGAACTGAGCAGCATTAGCGGCTTGTTGTCCTAGTGCTAACTGTTGTTGAGCAAGTGAGTTCTGTGAGTTAGCTACGTTATTAGCTGCTAAGCCTGTACCAATTGCGCTCACACCTGCAGTTAAAAGACCTGCTGTGGTTGGATCTACAGTCATCAATATGTTCCTCCGTCAACGGTAGCCGTAAAAGTTCCTGAAACAGATAAGTTTACGGCTGTAGTGTTACCTGTCAATGTTGAATTATTAGCCTCTGCTTTACTAGCAATAGCTGATACAATGTTATCAAATTCAGTGTTAATCTCAGTACCTTTAATGATCTTAGAGGGGTTACCTGAATTAAGAGCATCTTTGGCAGAAAAGTTCGTGCTTTTGGTGTAGTTAGACATATTACTGTGTTCTTCCTGCTTTTACATAGACATCAAGCTTTTGGATTGAAATGGACTTATTATTAACTGTAGTCTCGAAACCTAACTGGAGTGTTCGGCCTGTGCCGCCTACGTTAATAATCTTATTGTCGAAAGCTGATCCACCATATTCACCGATGTTATATTCAGCAATATTGTATTCAGCCACTGAAGCGTTAGCTAAGTTGAAGTTACGGCTATTCAAGATGTCGCTGAAGTCGAAACCAAAGCGCATAACTACCGGATAGCCTCCACCACCAATGACAGTAACTCCAACCTTCTTCAAAATCTTCAAAGTAGTTGGTTGTCCAAAGTCAAAGTAGTTGGTGTAATACTTCAATAGATAAGTACTACCGTTGTCGAGATAGCCAGAGTAAGTACCGACATAACCAGCCTTACCTAGGAGCAGCGTCTTAGCACGTGTGTACTTCATAGCGTAAGGAATGAGGCCGTCCCATGTAGTCACACGAGCTGCACCGTTAGGCAGTGCTCCACGCATATCGAAACAGTACACTAAGCCGCGATTAGGCAAGGCAAGCAGATAGAAGGCATCTTTGTCGCTATATACAGCATTGATGTCATCCTCGTTCTCATAGCCGATCTCGACTACAATGTCATCACGGACGTTAGCACTCAAGTCACGCATAGGAGCTGACTTCTCTTGGATGGTACGTTGCATTGAACGCACACCTGAGTCACTCAAGAAGATGATGTCTCCACCTGTTACAACCACGCTATCACGAGCCATACAGCCGATACCTACGATAGTATCAGCTAGAGCCAAGTTAGTGGGATCATCAGCGTGTGCATAGATGAGGATCTGGCGACGACCAAAGATGTACAAGTAGTGGTTATGAATAGCCATGCCCATGATCTCATCAGCACCGTTAGGCCATACCTGAGAGACATTGAGGCTACCTGAGCTACCAGCAGTGAATACCTGACCAGCTAAGAGATCACTGAATTGAACAGTATTCTTGTCTGTGGCAGTATTGGCTGACCATGTACGACCATAGGCACTGATAACGATATTGGCTTGTTGAACAGTACCTGCGTAACCAGACACCTCAGATACTCGCTTATATGTCGTTGTAGAGCTGCTAGGATCGAAGATGAGGGGGTCATGTCCTGATTGGTACAGATACAAAGCACCGTTCAGAGGAGCCATCATCCAGTTAGACGCTGAGATCGTAGGAGCTGAACCTCCACCACCGTAGGTCAGTTTGGTAAGAGTAGAACCAACCAGCTTGAATATACAATTATTACCGGCAACGATAACATAGCTGGTTCCCCCTGATGTAATCAATTCACCAATGGCATTGACGTTAGCTGTGCCTAAGTCACTATTGGTTGCGTGGTTAGCTGTCCAGCCTTTACGAGCACCAATACGACCAAACTTGTCGATAACACAGTTGTTAGCAACAGTAGCGTATCCGTTGTCAAGACCCACAGAGGAGTCCTGCGTGTTCAGGCCACTGAAGCCCGGAGCAGCAATAGACGTTGTTAAGAGCTTTTCAGCCATGTTTACACAGGTGACCAGTTAGTTGAAGTCTCATCACGAGCACCTTCCAGAGCGATAGCATCAGCCAAAGCTAGACGGTACAATTGATAAGCCTCAGAAGCTTGTAAGCCGCCATCTTCACCACGTTCAGCAATAGCTTTAGAATAAGCTAAAAGTTGTACAAGATGGGCAGGAACTTTAATTATATCACTACTATTTGAAAAGTCAAGCTGTGGAACGAATAATTCGAACCTCAAGTTATAGACTTTATCTGGGAGAGGCCACAGTTCTACTTTAGTGTCTCCAGATGAGTCCAGACCACGATAGCAGTAGTTCACAGGAGCCGCTTGCTGAGTCGTACCGATGTAATATTGACGGTTAAGCCAGTTAGGATCAACAGGCTGCATGGCGATGTCTTGGGTGTCGTTGATGACATCTTGTGTTTTGAAACGATCACCAATGCCCGTCAAAGAGTAAGCACGTTGTCCTGCCACTGTAGACAATAGAATTGTAGTGTCTAAAGCATTCCAATCGTAAGCATTCTCTACTTCTCGCTTAGCATCGTTAACGAAGACACCAATCAAAGTAGAGTAAGGAGTATCTGAAACAGCTGTAACTTCTGTCTCACGAAGACGTACTAGGACGTTATTGACTGTTTGTAAGTATGTAGTTGCCATTGTTATTAGATTCCTGTCTTCTTCTCTACTTCAAAAGTACAGATATAGCTCATAGTGCTGCCTGTTTGAGAAGTAATCTTTACAGTATCTCCTTCTTCCAAGACAACATAAGAATTAGCACTATCGAATTGAAGAGGTGTCTTAGCGGATAAACTGTAATCGTTAAGGATATAAATGTCTGATCCTGTTGATTGATCGTGCCAGACTGCTGTAATTGTCTTAGTTGAGCCTGTACCGTTAAATAGATACATCAAACTCCATTTAGCGTAGTAACCTGTAGGTACGGTAAAGACAGTAGTCTCCACACCCGCTGTCAGGTTACCACCATAGGTAGTACTACGCATAATCTAGCTTACTTCTTTTTATTGCGTTTCATGCCTGCTTCAGACATGGAGATCGCAATTGCTTGCTTACGATTAGTCACAACAGGGCCACCTTTGCCTGAGTGCAGAGTACCTGTCTTGAACTCGTGCATGACCTTACCTACTTTGGCTTGCTTGCCTGCTTTGGTCTTAGGTTTAGTTGCCATGATATGTATGTCCTTATTACTTATGTGAAATAAACGTGAAAATAATGCCAGCCATACTGCATAACATTACCCCCGAAGCTGTCATCAAGATACTCTCAAGTCTCTTCAATCTAGCATTGATCTGTTCGTAGCGGAAAGCACATACTGCCTCATGTGAGTCCAATCGTGCTGCTGTAGCGTCCACAGTAGCCATTTATGTGTTACTCCGTTGGTTTAGCAGGCCAAGTAACTTCCCAAGGGAATCCTGTCTGAGATGTAACATCACGTAGACCTTGACGATAAGTGCCCCATGCTGCACTGTTCACTGGAGCATCAGTCAATTGAGTCCAATCAGTCTCAGCTAGACGCTTATTACGGTCTTCACGCACTGCTTCAGCTTGCTCTGCGTCTTTAGCAGCCTTGTAAGCGGCTTCATTCTGAGCAGCGGTAGTTACGTTGCCTTCTTCGTCTTCCGTGTCAAAGAAAGATGGGCCAAGGTTCCATTTCGTGTACCACTTGCCATTGACTTGCTCAACACCGCCATAGACTGAATACTGATAGCGATCACCACCAGTTGCTTGAGGGCCTTCAAAGACTACATCACCACCGAATTCGTTGATGATTTCCTCTGTGAGCTGTGCTGGAAACCCTGTGTTTGGGTGCATTGAGCGAAACTCGTTATCGAAAACGACTGCTCCTGTTTCTCTGATTCTGATTTGCATGATTGTCCTTATGTACGCAGTACGTTATGCGATTGCCAAGAAGATGTAAGTACCGCCTGAAGCGTTCAAAGCAGCAGGAGCTGTTGAGCTGAGTTCAAATCCAGCACTATAGGTGTCAATGTAGTCTGTTGAAGTCACTTCAGCGGCGGTGCTGTTAAGCAGCAGGTAAGGGTCATTACCTGAGACAATACCTCGTGCTGTGTCCCACACATACCAGTCGCCAGATGAGTCAGTACGCTTGATGAGTACGAACCGAGCACCAGCAGCAAAGCCACAGTCAACTTGCTTAGTAGTACCTGTGCCTGTGTAGCTACCTACTTTGGAAACACCGGGGCAGGTTGCGAATAGGTAATTTACAAAAGTACCGGCTGGCCTATTTACAGAATAGCTTGTTCCAATGCTAAACACAGTAGATGTAGGATCTGTACTGTTCCACATATCACCAGTAGTTAAAACACCATCGCTATTCAAAACCAAAAAATCAGTATTGGAAATAGATTTACTATAGACCCGCCAAGCTCCAGTAACATCTCGTTCTTTAACAATCATCAACTCAGGCACTACACCTAAATTGTGATTGAACGTAGTTGCACTTCCAGTACCTGTATAGCAAACCTCATCAAAGAATGATGGGGCGCGTCTGAACATCCAAGATTGATATGTGGATAAAACGACTGAACTGTTATACCAACCATTCTGATAATCAAAAGTTGCGGCAGTTATTGCGGATTCTGCATTTGTATTATTGAATGACAGACCTTGTGCGCCTCTAAGTCTGTCAGCCGCATACCAGTCGTAAACAGAAGATTTGTCTCTATAAAACGCAAAATCAACAGGAAATGAGGCATGTAAATCTGGTGGTTTAGGAGACGTGCTTCCAAACGTATCAGTTCCAAACACCTTAGTCGCATCAGTAGGCACTTTCATCGGGCCACGGCGAATGGCCATGTAAATGTATGTGTTTGATGGTGTAAGGTTGGAGGCATAGAAGCCTGTTGCAGTCGGGTTACCAAACTCGTTACCACTACTTTCAGCCTGTGAGCCGTTTGCAATTAGGTGGGGGTCTGTTGAAAGTGACCATCCACGCATGGTATCTAACATGATCCACGAACCAGTAGTGCTTGCCCCTTTTATCATTACCCACTGAGGCTCGTATCCAAGCGATACAGTCGCATTGCCAGAGCCATCAGCAGTAAAAGACCCACAGCTAATCACATTGTCTGTGCCAGTTAAGCCAAAGCCTCCTGCGTCATGGGCAAATAGGTAGGCTACATACACATCACCGCTTTTGTTGGTCGCATTACCACCAACATAAAAAGATGTGTTAGTTGGCGTAGTGCTTCCCCAAGCGTCATACGCATCCATCACCGAGTTTGTATCTTCGAGATACAGCTTTTTCGTTGCTGGCGATGCGTCCAATGATCGGTGATAGACAGTCCAGTTCCATCCAGCAGTCGTTGTTGTTTTTGCAATGATGCACCCTGGAACAGAACCAAGTGAATGAGCGATGGCCCTTGAAGTAGAACCGTCACCCGTATAAGTCACAACATCAAAGAACTTAGGCTGCTTGCGGAATGTCCATGAGGTATATGAGTACGCTGTAATATTGGCTTGTTCAAACCCATCTGAATAAAAATTTGTCAGAAACGTTGCTGAACCTGACTGAGCGCTTGTTTGGTCAGAGGATAAATATCCAGCCGAAGTTCCACGAGCAGTATCTGTAAGAATATTAGTTCCGGCAGTCGCTCTGTTTTTCATCCATACTAACCCGCCTTTACCCAATAAATCAATATTGTTTGTGATTTTCTGAGTTGATGGTGTTGATGTAAAAAGATAAGTCGAGAACACATCCTCGATGTAGGTGGCATCTACTCCGCTACCAGTTAGTTTCTGTTTAAGCATATCTTATTAGACTCGACCTTCGTATTTACCGTAGACAGTACCAGCAATCTGGAAGAGAGTAATACAGTTATATACTGAAGCAATCAAAGTAGGGGCTGTAGAGGCTACGTTACCAATCCAAGTAATAGTAGGCCATGTAACAGTGTACGTAGAAGGATTGAGCATCAAGACAACAGATTGACCATCAGCTAGAGCCTCAGTGAACGTAGTGTTACCTGATAGAGTCTTATACTGAATAGAACCGTTAGCTACATCAATGGAAGTACCTGAGAGGTTATATACGGTCTCAGTGTAACCTGTGAAGGTCTTATTAGTGAGAGTCTGAGTACCTGTTAGAGTAACGTAGTTAGCACCTGAGACATAAGCGGCTACCCACGATGACCCAGTGTACAACATCATCACTTGAGTGGAGCTATTGAAGTACAAAGCACCAGCTACAAGAGCATTACCATCGTTGTCCACTGATGGATCTGATGTCTTAGCTCCTAAGTAGCGATCATCGAAGCTATCGTAAGCAGCCAATGTAGCATCACGAGCAGCTTCAGCAGCAGTCTTAGCTGAGGCAGCTGAGGTAGCACTAGAGGCTGCACTTGTAGCACTTGAGGCTGCATTGGTAGCACTCGTAGCAGCAGCTGAGGCACTCGTGGAGGCTGCAACAGAAGCATCGGAGATCGTGATGATAGCTCCTGTGCTATCCTTAGTGAAGATCTTCTTGTCTGTTACGTTAACAGCTAATTCACCTTGTACGAGATCCCCCGTAGCAGGTGTCGATGAAGCCGTAGAGCTATTCTTGATGATGATTGTAGAAGCCATATTATTGGGTCACTTTTGGTGTAAATTTAGTTTCGTACCAGTTCTTTAGCTCAGTTGTAACATCACGAGGCTGCTGAGGCATCATCTGGTTGTATTTAGCTTGAATTGCTTTATAGTATTCAGGGGAATATTGAGCTGATCCTGAAGAAACACCAGCACGGTTCTGGACAGGAAGAGTTACACCTCCACCAGTGCCACCACCTGTGAGACCTGAGATGGCTTTAGTTCCACCTAAGAGACCTGCTGCTGTGATACCCGCTTTAGCGAGAGTAGTTAGATCAGTACCTGTAAGACCGTTGGTTAGAATCCCTGTACCTGCTCCAGTACCTACGCCAGTTCCTGCACCCGTGACTGCAGCTTCTGCGGGAACCGCTCCTGTGGCTGCTGTGCCACTTGTAGCAAGAGCACCTGTAGCACCAGCTGCGGCAGGAACAGTACCGTAGACACCTTCACCAAGCCAAGTATTAGGAGAAGCGCCTACGCCGCCTAAGTCAAGACCACTCAAGGCTTCACCTTCACCGCCAGCCGTTAGAGCACCAGAACCTAAGTAGTCAGCCAAGGCTGTACCACCGTAGTACAAAGCAGCAGCTTTAGCAAGATCTGAAGTGCTCAGACCAGTACCGAGTACGCCACCGCCCCCAAACAAACCACCGCCTTCGTCCATCAGACCATATTGACGGTTAGTGAGCTGAGCTAGTTGACCAGCATTGAGCTGACCTGTCCCTAATTGACTTTTCCAGTAATCAATACCTGCTTGGTCAGTGTTACCGCCGAGGTATGTCTTGAATGCTTGATCGACTGTAACGCCTGTGTTTACGTTAGGATCGTGATTAGCTACTTCTTTGATGAACTTAGCTTGTTCTAGAGGATCTACAGAAGAACCAAACTGTTGTTTCCAGTAAGCAGCTCCAGTAGGATCGACAGTACCGTAGAACTTCTTATAGAGGTCTTCTACTGTTGTAGTAGCAGCAGCGGAAGTAGAAGGTGTAGGGGAAGTATCAACTACAGCAGGAGCAACAGCCGCTGTAGGTTCAGTGACAGCTGCAACAGACTTAAATGTGGCTGCTTCAGTAGGATCTACTGTGGGGCCAAACATGCTCTCCCAATATGCGAGACCAGCTGCATCAGGAGCACGACCTAGAACCTGAGCGTATAAGTCAGCGACTGTAGCCATGATTACTCTGCCTCAGTATCAGTAGTAACTGTAGACTTCTTGGTGGTCTTCTTATTAGTTGTGGTTGATTCCACCACTGGAGTAGGCTCTTCTTGTGTTACTTCGACGTAACCTGAGTGCCCTTTCATGGAGTCAATATCGACTTGATGAATAAAAGTGACTGTTTGTCCGCTTGCGAGACATTTAAATGTAGCTGCCATATATTATCCTTACTAGATAGACCAAAGGAGACCCCTTGTGAGGATCCCCTTCAGTCTAGCTATTAAGCTGGAACTGCCAGTGCAACAGCACCGTAGTCACGCAACTCACCAACGCCGTACAGAGTATCAGCAGTGAACAGAGTACCGAGGTATTCTTGTTTGTACTGAGTCTGTGCGCGAACGCCTTGTTGCTCAACCAACACGAATGCGTCACGGTGACCCAACAAGCAGATACGGTCAGCGCCAGAGTTACCAGCACCGTAGTCAGCGTTAGAAGTCACGAACACAGAAGTGCCGTACAAGTTACCAACTTCACCGTTACGGATAGTGTTGCCTGCACCAGACTCACCAACGAAGGCTTGTTCAGTGTAACGGCTCAAACCCATCAAAGTGTTACGGCTTGAAGGAGGGATGATGAAATAACGACCATCCATAGGAACGTCTTGGTCGTCCAAGCGTTGCATAGTGCGACGAATAGCAGCATCAGTCAAAGCAGCAGCGTTAGAGGTAGAACTGTTATAAGCAGTAGTACCATCAGAACCGATGAAAGCCTTAGTAGATGAAGCTGAAGTAGCATAGTCGTTAGTGCCGATGGTAGCACCGTTAACGCCACGACCCAATTGGATGATCGAAGTGTCAACTTGCTTAGCCAAAGCGTAGCCAGCATCTTGTGTATAGAACTGACGCAAGCTAGACAAAGCTTGTGCTTCAACGATGTCTTCGATCAAGCGGCTATATTCGTAGTGCTTGTTGATAGACACTGTGACTTCAGATTCGGTAGCAGCGATCAATGTCACTTGAGTCGATGCAGCCTTAACTGAAGCAGAGCCACGTGTAGGCACTGGAATGTGAACGGTGTCACCTTTCTTGCCTTTGAAGCTCATCTTCTTGATGAGGGGAGCAGCTACGAGGTTCTTCTTGTATGTTGCAACAATTTCGTCGCTCCATACTTCAGGAATAAACTTGTCAGCTGTTGTTAGCGTTACGTGATTGGTACCCAAACCCATGATTAAATCTCCTAGAGAAAAAAATTAAATTGATTGTGATTAACGGACACGCCCTGAAGCATAAGCAGCCATAATCTCAGGTTGCAACGCCTCGTAGCGTTCAGGATTGGTCATCATAAGATTCATGATGTCCGCACGGCGATAGACTTTCTGACTACTCTCTCCAGTGCCACCAACGTCCACTGATGCAGCCTTCAAGTTCTTATTGAGAACCTGTTTACCTGCATCTTGTGTCTGTTGAGCCTTAGCACCCTTAATTTGTTTAAAGGTACTCAGGAGTTCATCGGCAGAGTTAAAATCGTAAGCACTGTCTGCGAGAGCAAACATGTTCAAACGAATTGGAGAGGCTTTAACCCACTCCTGAAACTCACCATCACGTACTACATCAGCAAAGTCAGGATGCTTAGCAGCTAATAGTTGCTGTGTCTGCATTGCCTTAAACTGTGCTGCCGTCTGCTTTGCAGCTTGTACGTCAGGATGACTCTCTACTGCTCGTTGAATCGCCTTTTGAGGGTCTTCAAAGAAGTCAACTTCTTCTGTTTGTGTTTTTGTTTGAGGAAGTTGTGTATTCTGATGTTCGAGGTTATTCTTAATCAGTTGGTCAGCAAGTTTCCTAACCTCACCTACTTCTTGTGCTTGACGACCGATAAGCTTTTCAGCCTCTTGGTGCATCTGCACGATCTCTTCCAGTGTTTTCCCCTGATATTTAGAGGGTACTTTCGGAGTATCTTCTTTAGGTTCAGCAGCTGCTTCTTGAGTTACCTCGTTCTGCTGTTGCTGTTGGTTTACTTCCTCAATGTCCAACTCACTTGGAGTCTCTTCAAAATTATCAACTAATGCCATACTTACCTCTATTCCTGCCGTTAAACCACGGTTCTAGGAGTCTTTTAATAATGAATTCGGCCTAATAATCGGCTTATGAATTCGCTGGTTGCTCCACTCTTTTACGAGTTTTGCTTTTGCTCGACTTTGAGCTTTTCAGCTCTCTTTCGAACCCATGCGTCAGCTGCAGTGGGGTAATCGCCGCTACACCCCTCCAACTTCATCATGGGAGTAGACAGAATACGATTGGCTTCCCATCCACAGGTGTCACAAGTGACAGTCTGCGTACTTTCATCCACGTACTTGTCTGAAATATGAGATTGCCCACATCTAAATTCGTACATTCTGCGAGCCATATTTATTGCTCCCCAGAAGTTAAATCTTCGTATGCTTTCTCATACAGGCTTTTCAGCCCTAAAAGCCAATTCAGGTTATCCACTTGGCCTTGACGGAAAAATAATTGTTGTGCGTCAGTTACCGAAGTGATGTCACTAAAATTGTCTTTAATCCTGGTTACATCTTCCATTAAAGCCTTCCATCCGGGCGTAGCCATCATGGAAAAGGCATCTTCGTAGTATTTTTGTAGTTCTTTGTCCATGTAAGGAGAACGTTAAGTAGTAATATAAAAGCGGACTTTACACTAAAATTACTATTTTGTCAATAGATTTTTTAACAAAATCGTCTTTTTTTGTACTTTTTTTACATTTTAAGCGTCCGTAGCGCCTTCGAATTCAGGTTTCTGCTTGATGATTGCGTACAGAGCAGCACGATCAGCACCAGCAACATATTCGTCACCTGAAATCTGTACCTTACCTGCGCTCAAGGGTTGTTTACCTTGTTCACGAGCGGCTTGAGAGGCGTAACCATAGAAGGTTACTTCTGTGCCTTGACCTTTGAAGTCTTCTTGGACTGCTCCGATGTTCCAATACAGAGCAGGGATTCCGAAGTCTGTGTCTACTGATTTAATTAGGGCCATGAGTTGGTTTTCCTTTAAGTTGATACTAAGATTTTATAAGTTGTTCCAGAGGAATCTTTAATGGAGATATACCCCGTAGCCGCTGGCGCGCCAGCAGTGTAAGTTCCAAAGCGTACTAAGCCTGTTCCCTTGGGTGTCAGCGTCAGGTCGATGTTTGTGTCTGTTCCTTGACTAGAAATTGATGGCGCAGTCGTAGTTGCGGAACCAGAAAATTCTACGTAGTTAACGCCAGATACAGTACCGTTAAATCTTGCGATTGTCCCAGCGCCGCCATAGCTACGAACCCTAAAGCTGCTGCCGCCTTTAGTGTCGATATACCCACCCACTCCAGCATCACTACCAACAAACTGTATTGCAGGCCCGTTTGTTGTTGTAGCACCAGTAACCTGTACGTAGTTCACAGCAGAGGCTGTGTGGGCTATGTTTAATTGAGTATTTGACCCGTTATTTGTTTGGAATTGAACCGAACCTGTACCGCTTGAAGTAATAATACCAGTTGTGTTTGTGCCGCCTCTAGCCCATAAAAATGGTGAAGAAGTACCAGAACTTGCTGTCCAGTAACCAGAACTAGCGACAGTACCGCCAGAATCGTAAACACGGAAACCAATACCGTTTACAGTGCTTAAATCAAGCGTTGATCCAATGCTCTTAACTGTTACACCAGCGCCCACAGTAGCATAAGCAGCAGCACCAGAGCCACCACCACCTGAGAAACTTACTGTTGGTTGTTCTACATAGCCACTACCTGCGTTGGTGATGGTGTACGATCCAGCCCCCGTCAAAACTGACCACTGCAAGTTCAATGTTGCACCAGAGCCTGTTCCTCCAGTAACTGAAACAGGGTTTGTAGGAAGCGCAGTGTATTGAGCAAAGTTTGCGCTTGCGACAGCAGTAATAACGCCGCCTGATACAGAACTTACAGTTAATGTAGCAGCAGCGCCTGCGGGTGTTCCTCCAACCACAGTCAGGGTGTCACCAACCGTGTAGCCTGTACCGCCACTAGCGATAGTTGCAATATTTTGAAAAAGACGATTAAGAGTTGCAGTAGCCTGAACGCCGCCAGCCGTAGTAGGCGCAGAGATTGCAATAGAGGGGAAAGACGTATAAGCGTTTCCAGCAGAAGTAAAAGTCAACGCAGTAACAGTACCACCGTTACTAATGTTCACACCGCTAGAACCTGCTGCTAAGTCAATCGCACCAGTGCCTTTGCTTTGGAATACTTGGGAGATGTTGGTGTCGGAGCCTTGGGATGCCAAAGTTGGCGCAAAACCAGTAGCAGAACCAGTAGCGTTTAAGTTGTTTACCGCAGAGGCAACAGAAGAAACTCTGAACTGAGTTCCGCTATTAGCAAAAACAGCAAATGTTCCAGTGCCTTTTGGGTTTACCAACAAATTGATGTTTGCATCAGAACCTTGTGATGAAATTGCTGGAGTGTTACCAGTAGCAGCACCTGTTACTTGAACATAGTTGACTGCGGAGGCTGTGTGGGGTATGTTAAGTTGAGTTACGCCATCTGTGGTTGCACTAGACCCTGTTTGTAAAGCCAATGGGTTTGAAGAACCGGATGAAATATAAAATGCTTTACTAATTGCACGTAAAGCCATTCTTCCAAGGCTTGCACTTGTTCCAATAACATATAACGTACCTGCCGTTCCGCTTGTAACATCATTTTTTACTTGAAAGTTTGTGATTCCATCGGACGTTGCAATGTTGAGTGACGTTCCTGCTGCAACAACAGATGATGGTGTCAACGTACCAGTGCTTAATGCAGTAAACGTACCAGCAGCAGGGGTTGTTCCACCTATTACTGTACCATTTATGGTGCCACCTGTGACTGCTACAGCATTAGCATTCTGAGTAGCCATCGTGCCATACGTAGCTAACGTAGCGTTGATAGCGTCAATAGCATCTAAGACGGATTGAGCAGTTCCTCCACCACTTCTAACGACTTTTAGCTTCTCAGTGACATCTAAAGGTACTACATCACCAGCGTTAATCTCTCTACCGTCAGTTAAAGTGATGACTAAAGAGCCATCGAAGTCAATACGAGCGTCAGCTACGCCTACTCCGTCATCGCCTTTGTCGCCTTTAGCGCCATCTACGCCATCTCTACCGTCTTTTCCGTTAGTTCCATCGAAGCCACGGTCGCCTTGGTCACCTTTAGGGCCTTGAAGTCCATCTTCCCCTTTAGGCCCTTCAAGTTTCTTAACATTTAAGACTACATCAGCTAACTTTAAGAGTTCTTTATCTAAAAGTACAGCTAAAGCAGCAACTTTAGCCTCCGTAGAGGCATCAGAGATAGCTACGTCTTTAAATTTCATTAACTTATTCACCAATTATTTTCTTGAGAAAGTCACTGTCGTTCTGCTTTTGAGCGTGTTTAGCAGCTGTCTGCATCTCCACGACCTTGAGTTTGTTCTCAATGTCCTTCTCTTTAAGCATTAAGTCAGCAATTTTAACACGACGATCAAACTCTTGTGAAGCTAATTGATCGTTATTAGGTAAATTTTGTGTAGTTGATGAAATAATCTTAGCTTCCACCTCTTTAGGCTTCAACTGAGCGTCAACCATGGCACTCATAGCCTCAGCTTCGTTACGCTTAGCCTGTGTAGTAGCCACTGCAATCTGAGCTTGCTGAGCTTCGATAGCCAATTGAGCCTGAGCTTGCTGCATCTGAGCCGCTTGAGGGTCAGGTTGAGACATCTTATCCAGAGCTGCAATGAGTTCGTTCTTATTGGACAAGGAGCTGTTACCTAAGATACCTTTGAGGATCAGAGGCAGGACAGGTGTCTGTGGGCCTAGAGTCTGAAGCAAGCCGATGAACTGCTGTTGTTCGTACTCACGAGCCATGATGCCCAAGGTAGCTGTAGGTACAAAGTTCATATCAACTGAGGGATAACGCTCAGGGTCGAACTGCATGTAACGGAATGCTGCCTTCTTGATGAATGGGATCAGGAAGTCCTCTTGAAAGTTAGACAAGGTACGCTTGTACTTCTTGATGATGCCAGCCAAGACCATAGACATGCCATTGGAGCCAGCGTCACGGGGAGCCTGAGAGGGCTGACCAGCTGAGTCGATAGTGCCTGTAGCCTGCAAGAGCATACGTTCGTAGTTCTGAGCAGCCTGCGCTGAACTCATGTCTGTGTTACCGAACTTGAACGGATACAGGATCTCGCTAGGAGCGCCATTGGTTAGGATAGCTTTACCGGGTTTGATCTCAAACTTAGCACCTCGTGGGAGACGAGTAGCATCCATAGCGATCATAGGAGCTGCTGTGAGGGCACGAGAGTCAATGTCCATACGCAATTGGCTATCAATGGCCTTTTGCATGTTGTAAGCCTTCTCAACCGTGCCACGACCATGAAAACGTCCGGGGACAGTATCATCTTGATAAGCCATCACAGGACGATCCTTCATCATGTAAGGGCTTTCCTCAGCCTTCAGGAGTAAGGAGTCGTTAGCGATAACGATGATGGCTTCAACGAGGTTACAGTACTCATCAGCCTCTGAACCTTCAGGGAACAGTTCTTCGTACTCGTCTTCGTCTACACCATCCAAGTATTCCTTAGGAACCAAGCCGTAGTAAGTCATCAGCTTGATCTTGTTGTCTTGGAAGTTCTGGATCTCTTGGGTAGGCTCCAAAGAGTCATCTTCGTACATCGTACCAAGGTCTACCTTCTTGTAAACACCCTTTTCGATACCTTCCACGACCTTGTGGATAGACACGTACTTCTCGATGGCTACACCGAGGGCATCTTCGATGGACTCAGCGTTAGGATCAATCAGGAAGTTCTTAGGGTTGACAGGCTTCAACTTAACCGATACACGGTCTTTCTCTTGAACACCGATGGCAGCTTGACCAGCAATACCGGGGATTGGCTTAGTAGCTGGAATGTACTCTTTCTCGGTCTTGACGATGATCTCACCGATACCTGTACCGTAGATCTCAGCCATCAACTCGATCTGGTCGATACTCTTACGGATCTTGTCTTTGTTGAAATCCTCAGTCAGCTGAGCTTTAATCATCTCAACGTCAATAGCTTCTCCGTTAACGTCTTGGATGTTGTCTTCGATGTCGAAGTACTCACCTTGACCGAAGATGGCTTCCATGATCTCAGCGTGACGAGTCTCTACAGCCTGCTGTGTGGCAGGGGAGATGATACGTGAACGCTCTGAGTCACGAGTCTTGTCTTCAGCAGTCCATTGACCACGGAAGATACGCTCGTATTCCTCCCAAGCATCCATGAAGTTAGCGTCACGGTAATCACGCCAACGATCAGTGTGGTCTACAACGAAGGCTACTAGCTCTTTATCGGCCTCTGTAGGCTCTTCGTATTTTGGATTGTTAATATCTTCCATTTATTTCCTTCAGTCGAGTTTTTTCCACTCTTCGTATGACAGATCGGACATTGGGCCGCCTACGGCTTTTTCATGTTCGTACTGAGCACGGCTATTAGGCTTACGTGCAGCAGCAGCTTCCATGTCTTGTTCAAGCATGTTGGCACGCATATTGGCAGAAGCGTAAGCAGGGCTTGTATCAGCCGCTGTTGCCTCATAGAATTTACCTAGTCGTTTTACATTCTGAGGGTTATTAAAAGCGGCCTCTGCTTTCAAACGAGAACGTTTGTCTTCCATTTCTTTCATTGTTGGCATTTGTAGTTTCCTTTTAAAAGTTATTTAGTGCTATCACCAAAGGGATCTTTGAATTCTTCGTAGTCGAATCCACTATCATTTACAGCTTTAGCTAATTGTAACGCTTTGTATTTAACATCGTCAATAGGGCCACCCATCTCTTGTGAATCACATGTACGCACAGGAGAGCAAGTAATGTCATACAACATACAATAAGCTACTGGTTTGCTCTCGATGTCAACGATTGAAGGATCAACCATTGAAGTTTTGAAGTTCTTAGCTGGAGTGCTATCAATACACTTCTTGATGTCGGTAGTCTCTAAATAGTGCTCACAGTTAGAGCACAAGTGACCACGAGCGTCACCTTCAGTTACACCCCACTTCTTAGCTTTATCCTGCCAGAATGAAGCATTAGACTTACGAGGGTCAGCAGGGCCAAGACCGTGCTCCTTGATTGTCTTGAGATGGTTAGTAATGTTCAGTTTGTTGTTCTGCAACGGTAGAGGACAGGCTCTCATTTGATGGTAAACCCTAGTGGATCTTTATAAAATAAACTGTCCATTTGTTGATAAGGTTGTTTGTTTTGTTGAGTTTGCATCCAAGCTTCTACATCCTTATCCATCACTTGATGAACGTATTGATCTCTAGCATTAAGTTCTTTACTGCTGGAATATATAGGCCATTTACCTGCATTTATATCTTTTTTCCAGTGTTTCCAAAGCTCATTATCGTTTTCAACAATTTTTCCGTCACCTAAGTAGCCGGGAACAGATACGAACTGACCTTTGTATTTTCCTTCAGGAATTTGAATACCTGTTGAAAAAATAGTCATTGGATGGCCTTCAGTTGTAATAAAAGGATTTTCCATGTTTTTACGATGGTAAATAACTTTATTTATTTCTTGAGGAGAAAGCCCAAGACCCTCAAGACCATACAACATATCTGCCATTATTAGTATCCTGTCATAACGTCTATAACTTCATAATCATCATCTTCGTAGTCAGCGTTGTAGCTAGTCACAGCTAACTGATCCACGTAAGACAGAGAGTCGATCAAGTCATCATGCACCCCAGTAGTAGGGAACATCATGTACTGGTCTTCAAACTCTTTCCACTTCTTGTCCTTGTTCAAGGAGATACGACCATGCTCAAAACGTCCTTGTAAGGCCCAGACAACACGATCAGTCTTCTTCTTGTTCCCGTGTGTCAGGTCTGAGATGTGAACGTAGACGTTATTCTTACGCATCAAGTCTTCTAGGTAGTGCATCACTGCATTCTTCAAAGCACCTCTCTCGATTCCTACAGCGATAGGCTGGTGTTCACGTACCGCTAAGAGGATCTTAGATGCAGTCTCTCTGATGTCCCACCTACCGTGAATGATGTCCTTAACCCACCAATCACCGTTGTCTAGTACCTTAACGATTGAGATAGCTGATTCGTCTAGTCTCTTCTTAGCAGCCCCTGCATTCTTAGCTACATCTTCAAAACCAGCCAGATCAATAGCGATAACATAATCCCCATACTGAGGTTCATCTTTGTACTTCAACCATTCTTCTTTAAATAAGTCAGCGCCAGCGGAATCAAAGGAAGACAAGTATTCTTGCTTGAAAGCAAAGGAGCTTAGAGTCTTCTCAGCAGCTTCAATCTCCTTAGGATCAATAGTCTCATTGTCCTTGGTTGTGAAGTGCCATGAACACCACTCATCGTCTTCTTCTTGTCCTAGGTTAAAGACATCGTAGAACCAGTTACGGCCTGACGGAGTAGAGATGAATAAAGCTCTACCTTTCTTGTCAGACAGAGAAGCTCGAATGATCTTCTGCCATACGTCTTCCTTGATAAAGGCACACTCGTCTAGCACTACGTACGTCAATGAGACACCACGTAAGCTATCAGGGTTATCAGCACCTCTAACTAAGATCTTCCTACCATTGACTAGAGTAATCTCTAGGTTGTTAACGTGAGAGGACTTGATGACAGGTCTACCTAAGTCATTCAGTAAGTCCCACAAAATCGTCCGGGCCTGTCCAAGCGTAGGTGCAATATACATTACCGCACTACCTTCTGGACAATTTAAACCTTCAATCAATAAAGTAACCGCAGAAAGGCGTGATTTACCACAACGACGACCTGCTGCTACGACCTTGAAGCGATGAGGATCTTTAAAGACTTCTTGTTGCCACTTCAGTAGTTCAAAGTTAAGGCTGGTCATTCTTATTGTTCCTTAGCTTCTACGTCCGTGATGTCATACGAGACATCATCTTGAGTAACCATTGTTGTAGCTTGACCAAGACCCATAATGTTAATGCTAACAGCAGGAGTACCACCGCCTTGCTTTGCTTGTTCGAAAGCACTTACAGGAACAATCCTATCGACAATGAGCTTCCATGCAGCTGCTTGGTTCTTATGGTCATCATTTAAGGCTGCATCGAATATGGACTCTAAGACCTTAGCTGACTTAGGGGAATTAAGCATACGAGCCTTGTACTCGTCAATGATAGCTTTATCACCCTTGGGTCTACCTATGATCCCTTTGTTCTTGTTCTTTACCGCTGCTAACTCTGTTTTCTTTGGTCTAGCCATCTTTACCCTATACCGGAGATAGACATGAATATAGTTACTCTGAGTACTCTAGAGTATCTATGACATTATAACTTTTATGTAAGGAATCTAGATAAAGTATATATATACATAATTATGTTTTACTTTAAAGGCTCCTGTGTCCACATTAGTGGAGACATTGAACCTCATTAAGTTACTCATCTAGAACTTCCCGTATTGTTTTAACTTAGTAGCCCGTCTACTT